CAGGGGCTCCAGCTCACCCGGTTGAGGAGGATGCCTCCAGCTGGCCTACGTACGAGAGGGCATTGCGGGCTGCCCACAGCATCCAACAGTGCACTACCAACCCGATCTCAATTTGTAGCGTTACTGAACCGACTTACCGATGATGAAAAACGGTGTCCTGCAGTGGCAGGAAGACTTTGAAAAGTCCCAGCGGCTTGGTGAAGGTCGTTCGCGCACCAGTGCGGAACGGGCACAGTTGTTTGAACTGCAGATTTGGCTTGCGGGCCAAGGCGCCATGCGGGATTTGATTCGGGCGGAGTCGCTCCAGCAGGCAATCCTTTTTGCTGAAAATCGCTATCCCGGGTGTCGGGTAGAAGTTCCGCCGCAAACGGCAAAGAAACCTAAGCTGGCTCGTTCCCGGACTAGCCCCAGCGTGGCGGCAAAAAGCCGGAAAAAATCTGCTGACGCGAAATGACGCCTCCTCCCAAGCTCAATTTCACCAAGGCCGCTGCTGAAAAGGCGCGGGCTGACTACCTTGACGAGCTGTTCCTAAAAGACGGCCGCGATAAAGCAAGTCATCCCCTGCATGGGACGTACACAGGGCTGTACCAGCAGTACACCTTGCAAAAACTACGCTGAGTCGCGGTCTAGACCAAACTGATCGGCCAGGTTGTCGGCGGCTTCGCCGATAGCCCAGGCCGATTTTGTTTTTTCGATTTCGCACAACGCATTTAGCGCCAGTGCTGCTTCGAGCAGGCCGGTGTAGTCGCCCTCTTCATACTTCGCACGCAGCCACTTGTCGTTAGCGGCTTGGCGAAACTGGGATTGGAGCGACTGTTCCAGCGGCCTCACATCTACTGCTCCTTCTTCTTTGACGGAAAGACCGTCTGGAGGACTCGGAGAACCAGCTGTACCCAACTGTTGTCTTTGATCGGAAGCATCCCGATGATCTCAGATCCAGCGGCGACGGCAATGGCGATGATTGCAGCGGTAGAAGGGTCCATGCACGAGTGTGATCTTGTTAAAGACTAAGGCTTCTACAGACAATTTTCCAATGCCTAATAGTTTCTACCGCTACCGTCCAGGTAGCTACAGCTGGGTATGGATCATCACATCTTTGGTGGTGAATACTTAAGCAAAAAGCAAGCCAAGAAAAAATTTCGCCAAGACATCCTCAGTAGCTGGAACCATTGCTGCGCTTACTGCGGGAATGATCTGGGGCGATCTGCCACTCTCGACCACGTGCATCCCAAAATGCGCGGTGGTCATACGTGCCAGTCAAACCTTGTCGCCTGTTGCTTTGCCTGCAACATTTCTAAGTCGGCTCAGGATTGGATTGACTGGTACCGCAACCAAAAATTCTGGAGTAGGGAGCGAGAAATCGCTATTGCCTACTGGATCACAGAAGACATGGCGGTTTAGGGCGTATAACCCATTTGCTCCAAGTACATGCGGGCGATGTATTCATCCTCTGCGTAGCGGCAGATGCTGTCGCAGCAGGCGCGGTAGTAAATCTCGCCGTGCTCGTTTTCAATTTGCTCCAGTGAAAAGCCGTTTCCGAAGTCGGTGCTGTGGACGACGGTCATGGGGTGTAATTGATCCGGGAGGGGTTGCTGTCTACCAAAATTGCCCAGCCGGTGCCGGGACCATCGACTTCCCATCGGGGCAGCCATTGCTTCCGAGGGTAGTAGGTGTCTTCACCTTCATAATGGTTTTCGTGGCCACCATGCACCAGATCCGGTTTGCCGCGGGGATCCTTGGCGATAAACATTGTTTTGGTGTAGCCGATAATGACGCTCCAGTGGCCGGGGCCGGTTGGTGGCAATCCGGCTGCCATGTCTCCCCGATGTAGCCACCCCACTGCAACGGCTCTGCCCGCATCAATTTCTGCCTCAAGTAGTTCCGGCGTGGCGTTCTGTACGAATTCGGCGTGGAGTCCCAGCTCTTCTAATGCTTTGAGATGGGCGGAGACTTCGGTGGTGTCGCCGTGCTTGGCGCGAATAGTGTCATATTCCTTAGCGTCCTTAACGCGCATGTAGTCCGCAGCAATCATTGCGATGGCAGCGGTAAAGCACTTGCGGTAGCCGTTTTTTAGATCCAGCTGGTGGAAGTATGGGATTGGGACCCATAAGACTTTGCCGCCAGCTCGCCAGATCTCAAACCATGTGGCTTCCCGGTCTTTGAGGTCGGGAGGCAGATCCTCCTGAAGTTGTTGGATTGCGGCGAGCTGGTGTGGAGCGCCTGTGTAGTGATTGAAAAAGTCTTGGAGTTTGAAGGCCATAGCCAGTGTTAGAGCAAAAAGCATGAGCTGATGGCAATCGGATTCTAGTGTGCTTCTTTAGTGCCTTCCAGTCGTGCCACTGCTGCTTCGAGGTCTCGTAGACGACTGAATACCTCCGTGTCCCGGCTTTTCATATCGGTGTGCATCATGTTGAGGCGGGTTGCCACGTTCTCCACCGCTGCAGTTAAACGCACCACTGCATCGCGGTTTTCGGATGCTCGGCGAGTGTAGTTACCAAATCCGACTGCCGCTACCGTTATCGAGGCGCCGGCTACGGCCGCCAAAAGCTCAATCATCGGCCGCACCAATACCAAAACATCATGGCAGCTACCGACGAAAAATCAGCAGATAGTGGTAATCACACGCCGCTTGGTGACTTCGTTCGGCTAGCGGTTTTGTGCTGGTCCATCGCAATGCTTTCCCTCAACTACTTGGGCTACGTAAAAGCAATGGACCCAACGTTTCCAGCCTCCCTTTTGACTGGAACTATGGCTTCCTTCGGGGTTGCTGTAGGTAAGGCAAACAACGGCCAGAAAAAGAAGGAAGACCCTAGCCTTGAGCCAGCCCACAAAGCCAAACCGTGAAAAGACTTCTAATTTTGGCAGCTGTATTCCTAGCCGCTGCACCAGCTAAGGCTGACCTGACTCACAAAATTCAATCCAGTGTTTCGCTGACTGTGGACGCGGCTGCCAGTGCTGCTAAACGCATCGGCTCCACCTATTCCGTCAGCGGTAGCAACATCACCCTGGATACCGCAGGTGGTTTGGGCAGCCTGACTGCCGGTAGTGCTGTTGGTTACACACCAGCTGACTACAGCGTCACCACCGCGGGAGATGCATTTTCGTTTTCCGAGTCCTTCCTTGAAGGAGACGCAACTCCTTCCGCCACCACCGTTACCTCCGGTGTGGTGGGATCTCTTCCGATGCTCGGAGATACGACTACAACAGCAGGAGGTGTTGCAGGTGTGCTGGCTGGCACCATCGCCAGTGATCACGCTCTCAGCATTACAGCTGGTGGAGCTGGTACGACCGCTGTGGGTCAAATGGTCACCGAAATCAAGATTGACTGATGCGTTGGCTTGCCATCCTGCTGTTATTGGCCGGACCAGCAGCAGCCGTGCCCGTGGTGCCTAATTTTCGTACTGGTACAACAACCAGTCGAACTGAAAGCACCACGCAAGTCACCGAGCAGATTCGCAGCGTCAACTTCGCCACTGGTTACACCTACAGCGCATCCGGCACAAACGTGCAAAATTCGGGGTCAAGCATGGTTCCGAATGCAGTTGACACTGGATCCCAAACTGTTGATGGGGTCAAATCCAGTTGGACAAGCCTCGAATTACAAAGCAAGCCCACATGGTCTTTGGTCAATCCCGGCGGATCCTTCTCGTTTGTCGAGCACTATTCCGGTCCAGGGCTAGAAGCGGTAACGGAAATCACGCGCACCACCGTTATCGAAAGCGTCACCGATACCACCTCGGTCTTTGGGCCTTAGTTCTGTTGCCTAATCAGGCGCTGGCGCAGGCCAATGCCACGGCCGCCCCAGTTGCTAACAGCACTGGTTCGGTCACAAACCAAGCCATTCAGATGCTGACTGGCCCGTATCCCACTAATTCCTACGGGTCGGGAATCTCGTGCCAAGGTCCCACGCTCAACCTGTCTCCTTTCGTCACCGGCAGCAAGTCCTACGCAAAACCGTTTACTGGAACGGTGCGGACGCCGGTGTACGACCCAACAGATGCTGATGAAAACGGCGTACCCGACAATCCGGGCAATGTGCTCTTCTACCAAGAGCTTCCCAGTCGGCAGAAAAATAATTACAGCCTGAACCTTGGCTTCAGTGCCACCATCTCATTCCCGCTTGATGGTGGACTGCAGGAACGCTGCAAAGCTGCGGCCGACACCCAAACCGCGTACCAGCGCCAGCTACTTGCAAACAAGCGGTTGGATTTTGAACTAAGTCGGCTCCGGCATTGCGGTGAACTGGCGCAAAAAGGGATTACGTTCCACCCCCAATCCAAGTTCTATACCGTTTGTTCGGATGTGGTGCTAGTCGCAAAGCCTGGGCAGGTGCTGCCGCACTACCACCAGATCACGGTTTCAAAGCCCGACGCAGAGCACGTATTGCCCGATTCCGGTCCCGCTGAGCCAGCCGCCGCTCCCAAACAGAGTCCACGTGAACAGGCTTACCCCTTGCCTGTGAAACCTTTTTCACCACCTTCTTCACCGTAGGTTTGATCAGCTTCAGGATTAGATCCGAAAACGGTTTGGCCACCAAGGCAGCAGTTGCAGCCACCAAGGCAATCGTTGTCGTTGTGACCACAGCCTCCACAGGCGGTAGTCCGTCAATCGCCTTCTCCAAAAACGGCTTGGGGAGGTCACTCTCCTCCTTGACCTGAACTGCCGGCGCATCTGCTCTAGGTAATCTCGGGATTGACGGTAATTCAGGGGCCTCGGGTTCCTTGTCCTCGCTCTCGTTCTTTGGAGCTGGTATTGGTACACGGATTGGTGTGAATTCCGCAGGGGTAAAGTCCATCGGATTAAATGCCGGTATCTCTCCCTCTGGACAAAACGCTCCAGTGCCATTGGGGTCGGCATTCAGCAGATTTGGGTTGCGCTTGGCATCTGAATGCACTGGCACGCAACCAGGCATTTCAATAATTGGTGGTCCCAGCTCCAGCGTGATGGCCGGAGCGTTTGGAACAGTTGGAGGTGTGCGGAATTCGCGGATTTCTGGAATGCGAATATCCGGGATGTCAGGCATCAGAAGGGCAGTGCCGGACCTGTTGCTTTGGGTAGCTGGGGCATTGCGCCTTTGATCTTGTTCTCCAGTTCGGCCTCGACGTGGTCAGTGATCTGGCCGCCAATGCGTTCCATGCTCTCGTCCATGAAACGGTTGAACTGGAAATAGGAAATGACCAGTGCCGCAGTCATCGAGCCACTCAGCAGAAAGCCGGTAATGGCCATCAAATCAATGATCTTGCGCATTGAGAATTGCCTTTTCGTTGGCGTATGGCTCGACTGTAAGGAAGTCGATGGCATCCTGCACATGGGGGATAAGCCAATCCGGTGGCCAGCAATACTCCCAATTTTCAGGAACGGTTAAACACGGCAAAATAACTACCCGCCACAGAGCTGACAGGTAGTTACGTACCAACACGCCTTGGTCGAAAGCCCGCCGAAGCGGGCCAGGTGCGGGGTGAGGAGCCGGGAGGATCCTAGAACGTGTACTTGGCGCCGACCTTGGTGCCGTAGCCGTTAGCAGCGTTGCCGGTGAGAAAAGAGAACTCGCCGTAGAAGGCAAGGGCATCAGCAGCCTTCACGCTGCCACCAACTTTGCCGCCCAGCTCCACCTCAGAGGTGCCGCCGTTGGGAGCAACAACGGTGGGACCACCTTGGATGTACCAGCTGGCAGACTCGCCTGCGCCTTCGTAGCCGATGTGCAGGTCGGTGGAAGAACCAGCGAAGGTGCTACCGGCCCAGCCGGCGTTGTTTTCAATGTTGGCGTAGGGGCCAGCGAATGCAGGCGCAGCAATGGCGAGGGAAGCGATTGCAGCGGAAGCAACCTTGATCATTGAAGTGGTGTAACACAACATCCCCGGAAGTTTACCGGGATGATTCATTAGACAGTTGATCAAGTGGATCTCCGGCTCCTTGGCATATGGCGACTGCCCGCCGGTAAAAGAAACAGTCGGTTTTACCCGCGTCTTCCAGCACCTGTTTGATCTTGTGCCAGTTGTCGCGAGTTTGTTGATCCAACTATCTGCCCTGACCGCGATACTTCTTCCTACCGTGGCCGGGTTTTGAGTGCTGACCCGCACCTTGACGGGTTTTCTTTGGCTTTCCGGGGCGGTGCTCAATCCGCCCCAGTGCAGTCTTTGACTTGGCAGCCATCAGATTGCCTCAGGCCACGCGGTAGCGATTGCAGGATTGGCGACGGTTTCCATCACAGGCCTCTCCTCGGTGTAATCCTCCATCACCGGATTGCCGTCATCATCGACAATCCCATTCCCGTCATCATCAGTCTGCTGACGCTGAAGCGTTACTGTCTCAGTAACAAGATTCCCGTCATCATCGGTCTGCTGTTGCTGGATTGTTGCTGCTCCAAACAGCAGTTCAATCAAAGCTGGGACATCAGCGCAAGCGTCGATCTCAGCTTGGCGGGCGTTGCAGGCAGTACGCACAGCAGCGCGGTAGGTCTTCCAAGCAGCAGGCATGGTGCTACTGGTTTCCTTTGCCTTGATAACGCGCCAGTCAGATGGTGCGAGCAGGCTTGCGGCAATTTCGCTTTGCTTTGCCTTCCACAGGGTTTTTAGTCCAGTGGTTATTTCACCGGTGTCGTTGCCGTCTTCATCCAGAACAGGCTCATCATTGAGCTGCTTGGGGATGAGGTTGTTGTCAGCGTCGTAGCCCCAGTAGAACTGCTGGTTGTAGCTGGGGTTTGACGTATCTGGGACCTCTGTAATGCCGATGGCTTCTTTCTCGGCCAGCGTGGTTAGACGCAACCAGTTCTTGGGATATTGAATCCCAGCGTGGGTGAACGCTTTATCGAGGGGGAGCCGCTTGCCGTCGAGTAAAAACATGGTCCTAGGTGCGTGGTTTTAGGTTAGCCCGATCAGCGTGCGCGGGCGTACTTGAAGGGATTTTCAGCGAAGGCGGCATAGATGTAGGTGACACCAGAGCCGTCTAACCAAGGCGCAGCATTTCGATACTTAAAGCCGTTACTAAGAACGTCAATATAGTTGTTAGTAATTTGCGTTCCGTCGCTTCTGCGCTGTTCTTGAACGCTTGAGTTAGCAACCAAGAAATTGGATCCAACGTTATAAGGATCTCGTTGCGTATCCCATATGTACCAGTCGTAATTTGTGCCGCCTGTGCTGCTTGCTTTTGTCAGAATAAATCTGGGACGGAAGCCGGTATGCACAAACACACCGTCAGAAGCATTGCCGGTTCCGGTGTAGCTGCCGAAGGCGCTGTAGCCCTCTACTGGGGCGAAGCAGTAGGCTATGCGGCTATCATTTCCACCAAAACTAGCTCCTCGCAAACCAAGAACGCTACTCGTAACTGAGTTCCAAACAGTTACACCCACAGCGGTTTTTGCATCAGTCAAATTAAGGTAAATAACTTCATTACTTGCAAAGCCAGTAAAATAGGTATCCCAGTTTTGAGAGCTGTCTCTATTTTTGATTATGAACATAGACGGAGTGGCATTGAGACCATGACCCACGGTGAAATCCGCCGTGCTTCCGCCCGTATTCCAGCCAACAATCGAGAACCCCGCAGTGGCGTTAGCCCTCACGCTGGATGTGATGCTGCCGTCGGTGTTGCTGACCGTCGATGATCCGCCGTCCCAGCACCAGGCGACATGGGGAACATTTAGATTATTGCTAGTTCCATCGGCGCCCAATGTGAATCCATCAGAATTCCAAGACTGAATATGATCATTTCTAGTACCTTCAGACCCGGCGTCGTTTGAAGCTAAAGTTTTAGTTCCGCCACGAATTATGTCAGACAAGAAATGCCAACTGCCAGTGGTTCTTGCTTTGGTCCAAACAAAATCAGGGCTAAATCCCAACCCCGAAATAGTGTTCGTGCTGAGGTTACCCGTATAAAGCGCCACGTCCATCGCGGTGCTGCCGTCTGCAATCAGCGGGTCGTCCAGGTTGGCAGTGCAGAGTGCCTTGAAGCCACTGGGGGCGCTGTAGGCGAAGGCGCGTTGGCCGAAGTTGGCGCTGACGCCGACGCTTTGGTTTAAGGCGCTAACAGGCTGCAAGTTGGTAGTTGCTGGCGCAGTTAATGTGCCGACA